TTTAAAATAACTTGTTTTTTCAAAAAATTATTTGTATTTATGTACATATAATGTTAATACAATGAAAAAAGAAAAGAAAAAATTATATTCTATTAGAATATATCCCGATCAGTTAAATTATTTACGACTTATGGCAGATAAAAACTTTACGACCGTAACACAATATGTTTTGGATTTAATATATAATGACATGAAAAATAATTCAATAAAATTGTGAATAAAATTTGTGGTATATATAAAATAACATCACCAACAGGTAAAATTTATATTGGGCAAAGTGTTGATATTAAGCGTAGATATTCGTCATATAAAAAATCTTGTTCTAAACATCAAATAAAATTATGTCGTTCAATTAAAAAATATGGTTGGAATAAACATATTTTTGAAATAATTCATAAATGTGATAAGTCTGAACTAAATGATTTGGAAAAATATTATATTAAATTATATAATACATTTAATAGTGTACATGGTTTAAATTTAACAAGCGGTGGCAATAACCCTATTCTTTCTGAAGAAACAAAAAGAAAAATTGGTAATGCAATTATTGGAAGAAGAGCATCTGATGAATCTAAAATAAAAATGAGTAAAGCCAGTAAGGGAAGAAATTTAGGAAAAAAACTTACCGATGAACATAAAGAAAAAATAAGAATTGCAAATACTGGTAAAAAACACACTGAAGAAAGTAAAATAAAAATGAGATTAAATAGAAAAGGTATTCCTTGTTCAAAAGAATGTAAAGAAAAATTAAGAATTATAAATACTGGTAAAAAACATACTGAAAAACAAATAGCAAAATTTATTAATAGCATGAAAGGCAGAAAATGTAGTGAAGAAGCTAAACAAAAAATAAGTTTAAGCAACATGGGTAGAAAATGCACTGAAGAGCAAAAAAATAATATGTCTATTGCACAAAAAAAGAGTCGTTTAATAAAAAAATAATTTATTGATTTTTTCGAATCTCATCTCTCACACACATTAGTGCTTTGCCTAAAAGATTCTGACCTTTCCAATTTTTTTCATCCAGAACCTTGTCATCCCCATGATATAAACCAATACCCCAGATTGTATCATAAGGACTGGCTTCAACAAGAATCTTATCTTCTGTAGAAAGTAAAATTGCCTTCAATTTTAAATTTTGACTGAACTTAGCCATATTAATAGCAATCATAATTGCATAACCTTCTCTTAACCATACTTCTGCTTTAAAATTTAGTACAATACGTCCTAATTTCTTACATTGGCTAGGTGAAGGTGTTTTTAAAATTAGTGCAGCAGTAACCATATCACCAAAGAATAGTGCTTTCTCCCACATAAATGCCTGTTCAGAATTATAAAAATTTAAATTCTTATATTTGAATCTGCATTCAAACCAGTTGGAGAATTCTGACCCCCAAAAGAATACATATTTATCCGTTATTCTTTTATCGCTTATTTTTTCCATTTCTTTTTTCTTTTTTAATTTTATCGTTTAAATAAACATGATATAATACTGCAATTCCAATACCTATTGTGCCAACTGGTACAAACCAGAAATTATGGGGAAATTTATTGTTTCCTGCAAAATATGATAAAAATAGAAATGTAAATATAATAAACATTTCGTAAGCAAATACTTTCCATTTAATCCGTGTTTTTAAAAATTCTTTCATAATACTATTATACGAATATTTTATTAAATAAGTTACAAATATATGAATGTTTTTTTGAAATTACTTGCATTTTTAATTATTTTTTAGTATTTATGTGTAAATACGTTGTTATTATGAAGAATAAAGAAATTAAAAAATTGTATACAATTAGAATACATCCAAAACAATTGGAGTATCTGCGTAAGACTGCTGAGAAGAATTTTACTACGGTGACGCAGTATTTTACAGACTTAATAAACAGGGATATGAAAAAAAATAATTATGAATAAAATTTGTGGTATATATAAAATAACGTCACCAACAGGCAAGATTTATATTGGTCAATCGGCAAATATAAAATCAAGAATTACTAATTATAAAAACGCTAGATGTAAATGTCAACAAAAATTATACCATTCTATTATTAAATATGGTTGGGATATACATATATTTGAATTAATTCATGAATGTCAAGAATCCGAACTTAATGATTTAGAAGCATATTATATTAAACTTTATGATACATTTAATACCGAACATGGATTAAATTTAACAACTGGTGGTGATCATTATAAAATGTCTGACGAAACAAAATTAAAAATCGGAGCAGCAAGTAAACTTAGAGTATGTTCCGAAGAAACAAGAAAAAAATTAAGTGAAAATTCTAGTAGGTCGTTTTTAGGCAAACATCATTCTGAAGAATCTAAAGAAAAGTTAAGAATAACACATATTGGTAAAAAACTTACGAAAGAACATAGACAAAAATTAAGTGATTCTCATAAAGGATATAAAGCAACTGAAGAGCAAAAACGAAAAATAGGCGAAGCACATTTAGGAAATAAAAATTGTTTAGGACGGAAATTAACCAAGGAACATATTGAAAAAATGATAGAAAGTCGTAAATGGTATAAACATTCTGAAGAAACTATTAATAAAATTATTGAATCAAATAAATATCGTTTTAATATTAAATGTTATGAAATATATGATGAAAATAATAATTTAAAATATAAATTTGAATGCATTAATCTTCAAGCCGAATTAAAAAAAATGAATTTATCTTCAATATTTCAAAAATCATATACTAATAAGAGAAAAATAAAAAGTGGAGCATTTAAAGGTTGGTACATAATTTAATTATAAATCAATTCTATTAGAAAGTACTGTAGCTAATGTGGTTGGTCTTGAAACCGCTACATAAAAAATTTGATTTCGTTCTTTAATAACCCAATTTTTTCGAATATCGTTTTCAATAACAAAAACCTTATTGTACGTTGAACCTTGGCTTCGATGTCCAGTTATACAATAGCCGAAATCAAGGTCTTTGGAAATAACCTCTCCTGTATTGCGAAACATTTCGTTGCGAAATTTATCAATATTGACCATAATTAAATTATTACGTCTAAACTCGTAATATTTTTTCCAAAGTTTTTTATTATCCTTTGCCATATCTTTAAAAAAATCATGCATTTCGGCATAATGATGTAAATTATTGTGGTCGTTACTATTTACAATAAAAACATCATCATATTTAAATTTACCTTTTGGTAAATCTTCACGAAGTTTCACTTGAAATCCCTTTATATCATATTTATTTTCTTCGAGACTTGACTTTTCTACAACGTGGTAGTCTGTGGAGTTTTCAATTATAATATAGTTTTGTTTTTCATTTAGTATTGATCGATAGCCACTGATTAAATCACCGATCTCAATGACATCTTTATTTTTTCCAATTAATTCATCTCTTATTATTTTATTTGATTGCATAACAGTAATATTTCGCCATGCAATTGTTTTTACATAATCACTATTTTTTTGAAATTCTTCAGTCTTATATTCTTTGAATATTGATTCTCTAAATTCTTGTTTATTTGTGGTGAATATTATTCCCTCTCCTTTACTATTTACATTAGATTTTCTTAAAAATCCACCATCTAATGAATCTAAATTGTTTCTTAAATCATTATATAAAAATAATAATGGATTATCATCAGTTTGCCTTTCAACTTTGGTAAGTGTGTGTATTTCAATATCGTCTTGAAAAAATACTACACTCATCTTTTCTCCAACAGGCGGAATTTGACATGGGTCCCCAATAAACAATATTTTTGTTCTATGTCCCATTGTTTTTTCTTTAATCATTTCAAATAATGGCTTATTCACCATCGATGATTCGTCTGAAACAATCCAATTATGATCATTTATTTTTGGCGGTACTATTGGATTAAAAATTGGGTTATTGGGGTCAAACGAATCGATGGATACGTCAGGTCTTAATCCAAGTAAAGAATGAGTGGTGACCCCTTTACATCCAGTTAAATTCTCAATGACTCCAAGTGCTTTATGAGTAGGTGCTGACACAACAACACCATAACGGTATTCATCAATCATTTTCTTTACAATACTACTTTTTCCCGTACCCGCATGTCCAGCTAAACAAAAGAATGTCTTATCACTTTTTAGCCAAGCACGAATTTTATTAATACCTTCATATTGTTGGTCATTAAACGTTATAATTTTGCCAGACGGGGTAAGTAATTGATTATCTGCAAGTTTATTATTAGCAATAATAGTTTTATCACCAAGTGATGTATTCAACTTATTGAAGTCATAATTCTTTGAAATACCTTTATATGGCGTTCTACGTTTGCTCATTAAACTTTGTTTGACTTAAGTATTTTAATAAGTTTTGTAAGTATTTTAATATCAGTAAAACATACTGAATCAACATAGTCATAAAATTCAATATCGTATTTGCCATCAACACATTCATCATTTGAATTACTGATAAGACATAACTTATCTATTTCATATGTGAAGTAATAATATGGTTTATCACCAGATTCTTCTTCGCTAACATCTTGTCTTTTAAAGCCAAGATTTAATAAATTTTTTTCTGTAATATTTTCCATTATCTTCTATTTTTACTTAAATATATAAAATTTTCCCATTCTTCTTTTATTCTTTTTCTTTCGTCATCTGGTACGTTCAATGATTCAGTATATTCATACAGTAAATTACTAAATCTAAGTTCAAGATCATTATAATTTAATATCATGTCCTGAATTTTTTTACCAAATCCCTTTAATTGACTTCTTTGTAATGCATGTACTCCATAATAATTATTTGATAATTCAATTCTTCTGCTATTGTAAATTCTGCCTTTGAAAAAAAGCATTGATAATAGTGCTTCCTGTGGAATATCAATAACTCTTTTTTTCGCTGCTTTAACTGTTTTCCACCCATTTTCACCCTTCACTATCAACCCAACATCTGGTGGCATTTCTTCTGCAGTTGTAATACCTGCTAAACAAGCATAATAAAATCTATTACAATATGGTAAGTATTTTTCATATTTTTTTGACTTTAAATCTTGTATAAAATCTGATCGTGTAACTTTACATTCAAAAATATTCATAATGAATTTAACATATGAATAATCAATCGATATTACATCAGCCACGCCCAACCCATCTTTACTCAGCCAGACACTCCCCAAAGGTACTTCAATAAAATTAGTACCCTTTGCTTCAGCCAAAGAAAAACATAAGTCACGATGTGTCATAGTACAAAGATATGTATTAATATGTAAATAACTATAAGTAAAAACAATATTATGCTAAGTTTTTTCAATTTTATCTTGCTAAGTGTTTATCTTTAATTAAATCACGTAAAAATACATTCTTAACACCACCAATAAGTCTTACCCATTCTTTATAACGTTCAGGAGCATATTCTTTTAATTGCTCATATGAAAGCATTCTTATAGCAACAATTTCTTGTGCAGGTGCACTTGTTCTATAATTATCAATAAAATAATTAATAAAATCTGGATAAAGTTCTCTGTCAAACACTCTTTCATCAGCAATAAAACAAAGTGCAGAAAGTGCATGATTCAGATCAGGTTCGATAAAATATGAAAATTCAATATCATTTTCAAGTAACTGATCACCAATTTGATTCATTGTACCTGCAGCAATACCCTCAAAATCTCTGTCTTCATTGGTTGTACCACCATCAAGAACAATCCATGTTTCATGATTTTCAAGAAAGTCCCAGATAACATGATTAAGGTCATTTTTACCATATTTTAAAGCATAACGTCCAAGTGCATGTCCTGCCTGTATGCCGATTTGCGCAGCACTTATATTGTAAGGTACAAAAAAATATGCCTTTTTTCTTAAAATTATTTCTTCTTTCATTTTATTTAATATTAGTTTCTTTTTTATTTTCTCTTTCATGTTTTCTTAAAAATATAATAAAACCAATTGCAACACATGCGCCAGTTACAATAAGTGCTGTTAATAAACTATTTAAAAATTTTAAGAAATTCATACATTATAATTTTATTCTTGGATATATACACAATTCATTTTGCACTTCTTCTTCACTAACTGGTTTAAAATACCAATCTATATTAGCAATACCCCATTGAAGATCATTTTTATGAAATTCAATTGCTTCAATAGTAACACTGTTTTTATATTTACCACATATAATTGATATATCTTCTTTTGGTAAATCATCAACTGTTTTAACTTCAATCTTTTCAAATAATGGTTTCATTATTATCTTTATACGTATTAATATTAAAAAAGTTACATAATTTTATGAATTCTTTTGAATCGAAATTTTTACTATTAAGTCGTTGATTACATTTTTTACAAGAATTACCTAATGGTACGTTGATTGACATTCGATAATTATCGAATTTTCTCCCACAAATAGGTTGTGTTAAACTATTTTCAACTTCAAATACTAAATGAAGTTTTTGTCCTGATTTATGCTGAATATATCTCATAATTAAATTGTTTTTAAAGATTAGAATTCTTCATTGGCTTTGCATATCTTTCGCTATCTGATTCCTTCCAAATCATTTCTGTTAATGTTCTTCGAAAATCAGAAGTTAATTCATTAAACTCTTTAAAATGAGTTATTCCAATTATCAAATCATCATTTAATATCATTTTATTTCCTCCTTTTTAACTCTAAAATTATGTCCAGCTTTTTGAGCATCTTCTTTTATTTTTAATTTCATTTGTTTGCCTATGCGTTCTGCAGCAAGTCGAGCATTTACACACCATCGTAGGTCTTCATTGGTATATGATTGACCATCAAGTATTGCAATACCTTCCCAAACATTTCTGTTTTTTATATTAATACCTTCTGCTTGTCTAAGCTCAACAAGCAAAAGCAAATCTTTTGGTTCTCTATCGAGAGTATAAGATAATTTGTATGTGCCTTTAAGTTCCATATTATTTTAATTTTAATCCAGTAAAAAATCCACTTGCCCAATATGCACGATCATGAAATACACGGTGAGTAAATTCATCAATTACGTTACCAGAATCGTCAGTAACAATTGACATATAACCTTTATAATCCTCTATTGAGTTGTTATATTCCAATGTTTCAATATGAATTGTCATCGGAAAGCCATTTTCTTTTAAAAATGATAACATAATTATAAATTATCTATGTTTATTGTAATAAATTCTTTACCGTCTTCATACAGTCCAGTTTTCAAAATATCAATATTCGTGTTAGGATTATTAATAAATTTGAGTATTACATCTTTTTTTGCAGGAACACCTTTCTTGTAAGTTTCCTGACGAATAATTTTTCTTTTTGCCATAATATTTATTTAATTAACAATTTATCATTTAATATATCTTTAATATTTTTATATTTCCAATAAGGTATTTCCATTAATTCAATATTATTTTTTTCACAAAAATTCTTTTTTATGTTATCACAATTTTTTTGTTTCTTTAAAATATTCTCATTAGAAATTCCTTTCAATATTTTATAATGGAATTCTCCTTGATATTCAATACAAAGATTATGTTTTGGTAAATAAAAATCAAAGCGTAAATTTTTTATACTTTTACAACCATTTAAATTATATTCATACTTATATTCAATATTGTTATTCTCTAAAAATGATTTAATTGCATGTTCTCCTTTTGACATTTTGCAATTTGGACATGGAGCATTTCTTTGATTTCTATAATGAACGGATTTTAACCACTCATGATTACAATTATCACAAATCCACCAAAAACTTTTGGTTGTGTTGGGTAATACATTTTCAGGACGTATTGGATAATTTTTTTCATAATCCCATTGTTTTGCTAATTCGGAATTTGTTATCAATAAATTATTTTTTTCTGATGCTTTTCTTCCTGAACAATACGAGCATTCGAATAAATTTGTACTTATTGTATTCCATGACATTTCAAATTCATTATCGCATTTTAAGCATTTCCATGTTAAATTATCACCTGCTTTGCAATAATTTTTACTAACTAAAATGAACGATTTGTAATTTATTTTACACCATAATTTAATATTATTAATTGTATGTGGATTTTTTTTACAAAAAAACATATGTTTATTACTTCTTAAAATATCGTTAATTTGTGTGTCAAGGATATATCCTTCAATTGAAGAAACTATTATTTTTCCTTCATCACCTATGGTAATAATATTAATTAAATTATAATTTGATTTACTTATAATCTCTTCAATTTTTTCTTTTGTATATATAAAAGGTTTCATTTATTTTTAATTAATTCTTTAAATGCTTTATAAAACATATTGGGTAAAATAGCATGATTTGCCATTCCATAAAGTCCTACTGACACCATTGGATGAACCTCAATTACGAATGTAGCACTTTCATTATTTATGCCAACATCTAAAGTATAAGCAATAGGTGCTGAATTATTTGCTGCAATAATTCTCTTATTCATATATACATCAGGAAACATTGTAAATTCACCATAATAATTCTGTAACCCAATCAATTTACCTTGATACACAAATGCTCGCCATTCACTATCAATACTAATAACTTCAGAAATTTGATAATTACCTATTGACAATTCATAATCATCTTCAATAATTTCTGCAAATTTTTTTATTTTATCATTACTTTTCACAAAGGATTTACCATGACCCTTAAGGTCTTTCTCCGTACCGTT